TGCCTTGACCTGATGATCATACGGTACTGTTTTAAACTTATATTTCATCTTTCTATTGACTTAATATATAGGATGACCTATATAATGTCAACATGAAAGAAAAAACTCCAAAAGTTTATGTCATTCAAGAAATACCGGGGACCAATGAAGGAACCCCTCGAATTAATATTTTAGGAGCCAAGGAATACGGAGATTTTGTATTTTGTTTACCCGAAAAATCACAAATTATTTTTTCTCCAGGCCCTTTAATTTTTAAACTCAGAGCTCTTTTAAAAGATTACACCACCGAAGATTATTTATTATTAACAGGAGATCCTGCAATTATTGGAGTTGCATGTTCTATTGTTTCTGACATAACAAACGGAAAGTACAAGTTACTTAAGTGGGATAAACAAGAAAGAAAATATTATTCCATTGATATAAATTTACATGAGAAAGGAGATTTAAATGAATCAAATTGATTTTGAAAAAGATCAAGAAGAAGTTCTCGATAGAACCGAGAATATAAAGTCATTAGCTGATCAAGTTAAAAATCTAAGAAATTTAGAAGATCAATTAAAAGTTGATGAAGAATTATTAAAAGATAAAAAACGCGTTATTGAAAAGATTTCAGGTGAAATTATCCCTACACTTTTAAGTGAAATGGGATTATCATCTCTCAAACTTGCAGATGGATCTGCAATTGAGGTAAAACCGTATTATGCAGCCAACATCTCGGTTAAGAATAGAGAAGCGGCGTATAATTGGCTTCGTGAAAATGGCCTAGGTGATATTATTAAAAATGATATTACCGTTTCCTTTGGACGTAACGAAGATAACAAGGCGGCAGAATACGCTAACCTTGCGCAGAGTCAGGGGTATCAACCAACACAAAAGTTGAAGGTTGAGCCCATGACTCTCAAAGCACTTGTCCGTGAGCGTATCGAAAAAGGTGTCGAGATGCCCATGGATATTTTTAATGTGTTCGTAGGAAACCGAACCAAACTAACAAGGAAACAATAAACATGAAACACGAAACAGTAAACACGAAACAAGAACAACGAATAGTGAAACGTGAACAAGCAGGTGCATTAGCTACAAATGTATTTGAAGCTGATGCTAACCAAGGCGCACAGAATATAAAGCAAGAAGATTTAGCTTTGCCATTCTTAAAAGTCTTGGGACAATTATCTCCTGAAGTTAATAAACAGAATGCAAAACATGTCGAAGGCGCAGAATCTGGCATGATTTTGAATACAGTTACAAATACACTGTATGATGGGAAAAAGGGGATTGAAGTATTGCCAGTCTTTTACAAAAGACAGTATATTGAATGGCAAGAACGAGGTGAAGGCAAAGGCGCCCCTCTCAATATCTATAATGCAGGCGATGACATTCCTAAAACAACTAGGGATAAATCTAACAAAGATCGTTTAGCTAATGGTAATTATCTTGAGAATACAGCAAATCATTTTGTTGTGATATTAGGAGATACTCCATCAACAGCTTTGATTTCCATGAAATCTACTCAATTAAAGACTAGCAAAAAATGGAACTCACTAATGTTGAGTACTAAAATGCCAAAAGCTGATGGAAACGGGGTTTTCACACCGCCAACATATAGCCACATTTATAAACTAAAAACAGTCCAACAATCCAACGACAAAGGAACTTGGTTTGGATGGGATGTTTCTCAAGTTGGTATCCTAAAAGATAAAGCAGTTTACGCTGTAGCCAAGAATTTTGCTGTAAGCGTTAGCAAAGGTGAAATAGAAGCGAAACACGGAACCGACGACTCTAAATCAGAAGGCTTATATTAGAACTTCCTTTGTGAAGGAAAGAAGGGGCGGCAGCGGGAGACTTAAGTCGCCCCGGTAATAATATGATTTTTATAACAAAAACATTTAGAAATATTTTTAGGGGGTTAGACGAAAGATTTGGTTATCATATAGCCAATTACGAAGAAGGTGACGGTAAAAAATCTGGTGATTCTTTTACCTCAAATTACCCCCATACTTCAGAAATGTGGCAAGCACATCTTGAAGGTAAAAAATTTCAAGTTAAAACAAACCGAGGTTCTATCGAAGCAGATAGTTTAGGTTTATGCCCTATAAATAAAAACAGTAAATGTAGATGGGGAGCTATAGACCTTGATAATTATCAACCATCTTTTCCGGAATTATTTAAAAAATTAAAAAGTTTAAACATTCCTTGTATTCCTTTTAGATCAAAAAGTGGAGGAATACATCTTTATATTTTTTTAACTGAAGAAGTTCCTGCCTTATTAATGAGAGAAAAACTTCACTCGATTAAAAATATTTTTGGAGTAGAAAAACCTGACAAAATTTTTCCAGTTCAAAAATATTTAAATTTGGAGAAAGGGTCTGCTGGTAGTTGGATCAATCTTCCCTACTACAATGCCGCAAAAACAGAAAGATATATGATCAAAGAAAATGGAGATCCAGCTACATTAGAAGAGTTTTTCGAAGCCTACCAAAGAAGCAAAGTTACCCCAACCCAATTAAAAAAATTAAAATCCAACATAGATGAAGGAGAATCAGGTGATTGGTTTAAAGAGGGTCCTCCTTGTTTTCAAGCTGTAGCTAAATTCGGAGTAGAAAAAGGAGATCGAAACGAAACCCTTTTAGATATGACACGCTATATTAAAATGAGATATCATGACACCTGGGAGGATAAAGTCGGAGACTACAATAAAAAATTTTTTAAAGGAGACACAGCAGACAAGAAAGGTCTTCCCTATACACAAGTTAATAGTGTTATTCAATCTAGAAAGAAAAAAGATTATCAATATCGATGTGATAAACCGTGGTTAAAGAAAAATTGTGACAGAGCTAAATGTATATTAAGAAAATTTGGCGTAGGAAACTCTAAGGGAGAAAATAATGTAATCTTAGGTCCTCTCTCTTTTGTAAAATCAATCCCTAAAATCTGGTATCTCGGCTTTAATGGAGAAGAAGTAAAACTTAACTCTAAAGAATTGGTAAGACCGGAATTAGCGCGAGAAGCAGCTACCGAACAAATCGGGAAAACTCCTCCTCGCCCAAAGAACTGGGATGAACAAATTAGATCGCTACAAGAAAAAGCTACACCTATCGATGCTCCTGAAGAAAGTTTACCTATGTATAAATTAAAACAATACATACGTATCTTTTGCTTTAACATGCGTAGAACAGAAGACAGGGCACAACTTCTTTTTGGAAAACCTTTTGTTGATACTAAAGAAAATAAAATTCATTTCCAATTCGACGCTTTTTATACTTTTCTTGAAACCAAAAAATGGAAAGACAACGAAGCCACTACTCACGAAATGTTACAAAAAATAGAAGGAGTCAAACATGATAAGCTCCACATCTCCAAAAATGTAAAAAGAAATGTTTACACTATAGACATTAAAGATTTTGAAGAACAGAAAGTAGATCTCGAAATCCCAAGCTTTGGGGTTGGCGACGAAGAGGTGCCATTTTGAGAAAAATTGTGCCTAATCTTCGTAGAGATTTTAAAATCTTTGGTCCTCCAGGAACTGGAAAAACAACTACCATTTTAAAATATTTAAAAGCATACTTAGACTACGGGTTTTCCCCTGAAAATTTATTGTTAATTGGTTTTGCCAGAACTACAGCAGCAGTTTTAAAAGAAAGATGTCAAAAAGAGTTCGGATTCAAAAAGGAGCAAATAAAAGCTATTAGAACAATTCACTCTTTGTGTTTCAAAGAGTTCCCTGAACCTAAACCTAAGCTACTTGGAGACGAACAAGAGGAACAATTTAAAAAACTTGTCAATCTTCCTGTATCTCAGTGGCCCAAGGCAAATGAGTTTGATGCAAAAGAATTTTCTAAGGGCGAAGAGTTCGGCGCAAGTCTAATAGAAAAAAAATTAAAACTTATTCAACGAGCACGAACAACTTTTGCTCATGGAGATACTTGGAAATCCATTGAACATTATTTTGATAATCATGACCAGCAAGAATATAATAATATTCATAGAAGAGATTTAGAGCACACTTATGATCTTTACAATGAATACAAGACAAATAGTAATCGTATAGATTTTGAAGATATGCTATGTCGAGTTTTAAAAAAAGATATTAAGTTCCCAAAATACGACGCTGTTTTTGTGGATGAATGTCAGGATCTTAATCCTTTGTTATGGGCTGTTGTTGCAAAGATAAGAGAAAGTTGCAATGATATTTATCTAGCAGGAGATGACGACCAATCGATTTTTTATTTTAGTTCAGCCACTCCCACTCATTTTTTAAAATGGAAAGTTCCACCAGAGAATGAAGAAGTTTTAGATCAATCTTATCGCCTGCCTAAAAAAATATTAGATTTTTCTCAACGAATCATACACAATATCAGTCCTAGATACAGGAAAGAAAAAATATTTAAACCACGAATAGATCCCGACACAAAGCAAATTGTTAAGGGATTCATTTTTCAAATAACTGATACCATGGATCTTTCCGAAGCTCTTCAGAAGAAAGAAGATTGGATTATTTGTGCACGGACTGCTAAACAAGTCATACCTTGGGCTCAATTATGTGTAAAACTAGGGCTAGTATGGAAATACAAGTATAGTTTTGCTGGGCTGGATAAGGACGTAGCCCATTCAATTAAAGAGAACGTTCCTAACATAATAGAATTATGGACGATGCTTAAAGATAACAAGCCTATCAAGGGCTTAGATATTTTTAAACTTTTTTCTTGTATTAAAGGTTCTTTTTTTGCTGTTAATAAAAAAGATTTTAAGAGGGGTAAGCATTCTGACATTGAAGATGAATCACTTTATACCGCTAACGATTTAATGAGCAAAGGATTTTTCAAACCTAATCTAAGTTTTAATAATGAATGGCACAAACATATAAAATTTGAAACTAAAGACGTTTACAATCCTATGATAGAACGCAAAAAAGATAAAACTAAAATCTTTCTCCATGCAGATGCAGAAGAAGCCAATAAATATGTTCAACAAGCATGGAACCGAGATTCTACTTTTCGAGCCGATGATATTACCCTAAGTACAATTCATGGTGTTAAAGGAAAAGAAGCTACCAATGTAGTGGTTTGTGATGTATGGAATTATCCTTGCTGGCTTAATTATACAGAAAAAACTTTTACCCATAGACATGAAGAAATTAGAATTGCTTATGTAGGGGTTACACGTAGTAAAAAAAGATTATTCATGTGGAGTCCTATGCCTAATACTAAAAAAGGAGAACACTCTTTTGATCCCTTACAAATTAAATATTATGATTCTCATAAACCCACTCCACGAGTACCTACTGGATCTTATACCGAGAATGATTATTTTCGCTTCAGGCAAAGAATGGAGCGAGAAGTATATGGGGAACAACATGAGTAGTTATAATAAACAAATTGGAGGAAATCATTATTGCAAAATGAAAATTCAGCCGAGCAAGTTTGTAATTGAAAATAAATTGCTTTTCCCTGAAGGAAATGTTATTAAATATATCTGTAGACATCCTTATAAAGAAGGAAAGCAAGACTTACTAAAGGCAAAACATTTTATCGATATGATTATTGAAAGAGATTATAAATAATGCAAGCCCCTTTATTCAAACCTCGAACTGAATGGGTCCAACCAAATGAATTTCCAGATCTCAATTCTTACGATGAAATTGCAATCGACTTAGAAACCAAAGATACTAACCTAATTAAACTTGGACCAGGAATGTTTAGGGAAGATGGAGAAATTGTAGGAATCTCAGTCGCTGTAAAAGACTGGGTAGGCTACTATCCAATTGCTCATGAAGGTGGGGGAAATATGGATAAAAAACAAGTACTTAGCTGGCTGAAAGACGTTCTCAAAACCCATGCTAAAAAAATATTTCACAATGCTTTATATGATGTTTGCTGGCTGCGAACTTTAAATCTTAAAATTGAGGGACAAATTGTTGATACGATGATTGCAACTTCCTTGGTTGATGAGAATCGAGGACGTTATGATTTAAATTCTGTGGCGAAGGATTATACAGGAATAGGAAAAAATGAATATGCTTTACAAGAAGCAGCTCGAGCCTGGGGCCTCGATCCTAAATCAGAAATGTACAAACTCCCTGCGATGTATGTGGGAGAATATGCAGAGAAAGATGCTGAGATTACACTTGCCCTATGGCAAGAACTTAAAAAAGAAATCATTAAGCAAGATTTATCAAACATTTTAAAACTTGAATTGGATCTTTTTCCATGCCTTGTGACCATGAAAGAGCGAGGAGTAAAAGTAGATCTAGACCATGCTCATAAAATTGAAAAAAGTTTAAAAATTAGGGAAGATCAATTATTAAAAGATATTAAAACTGAAACAGGCTTCGTGCCTGATCTCTGGGCGGCGCGTAGCATAGCAAAGATCTTAGATTATTTAAAATTAGATTATCCTCGAACTGAAATAACTAAAGCCCCTTCCTTCACTAAAAAATATTTTGAAAAACAAAAACATCCGGTCGTAAAACTAATTCATAACGCACGAGTTGCCAATAAAGCTCGTACTACTTTTATTCAAAGTATTTATCGCTACGTTCATAAAGGAAAGATTCATGCAGATATGAATCAATTACGTTCTGAATATGGAGGAACCGTAACAGGGAGATTTTCTTACAGTCACCCTAATCTGCAACAGCTACCGGCTAAAGGAGATATGGGAAATCAATTGAGATCTATTTTTATTCCCAATTCGAAAGACGAAGAATGGGGATGCTTCGACTATTCACAACAAGAGCCAAGACTTGTCGTGCATTACGCCACTCTTCAAAACTTAGTGGGAGTAGATAAATTTGTTACTGATTATAGAGAAGATAAAGAAGCAGATTTTCACGAAATTGTTTCAGAGATAGCTAAAATTCCTAGAGACCAAGCTAAAACAATCAATCTGGGAAAATTTTATGGCATGGGAAAAGTTAAATTGGCAGACAGTTTAGGAGTAGATACCGACCGGGCAGGAGAGATTATTAAACAGTATGATCAACGAGTCCCCTTCGTTAAACAATTAACTTATAAAGTTTCCGATAGAGCTCAGGAACGAGGACGCATTAGAACCTTACTCGGTAGGGTGTGCCGTTTTCCATTATGGGAACCCTCCTCTTACGGGCTTCACACGCCCCTGCCTCACGATCAAGCGCTCGCGGAACACGGACCAGGGATTAGAAGAGCTTTCACTTATAAAGCTCTTAACAAATTAATACAAGGATCCGCCGCCGATATGACTAAGAAGGCTATGGTTGAATTGTATAAAAATGATATCATTCCCTTGATTCAAATACATGATGAACTAGATATTTCCGTTCCTAAACATGATAAAAACAAGATAAAACAAATTAGTACCATTATGGAAGATTGTGTTAAACTTGAAGTTCCCAACAAAGTAGATTATGAAGGGGGAAATAATTGGGGCCAAATAACCGATAAATAAGGAGGAAATATGGAAAAAGTGAAACAACTTTGGACATTAGCAAAAGCTAATCCCAAAATATCTGCCGCTATTGTGGTAGTAATTGTTGCCATTTATTTTTTAGCAGCGTAGGGGTTTTATGTTAAATGGCTTACCTGAATGT